AGATCATGTCGAAATACCGCAATAAGATGGTCTATGATGCATCTTCTGGTGCGGTCCGCGATGATCGTCGGCATATGTCGATGCTTGAAGACTTCTGGCTTCCACGCCGTGATGGTGGCAAAGGCACTGAGATCACGACTCTTCCGGCCGGTGAGAACCTTGGTCAGATCGAGGATATTCTTTTCTTCAAGAAGAATCTGTATCGTTCCATGAACGTGCCGCTCTCTCGCTTTGATTCGAATACGTCTCTTTGGACGGCTGGCAAATCGACAGAGATCAACCGTGAAGAAGTAGCATTTCAACGATTCATTGATCGTCTTCGTCGCCGTTTTGCAACATTGTTCTTTGATCTTCTGAAGACTCAATTGCTTTTGAAGGGAATCATTGTTGAAGAAGATTGGAATAAGATCAAGGAAAAGCTTTCGATCGACTATAAACGAGATAACTATTTTTCAGAGCTTAAAGATTTTGAGATTATGAATTCTCGCATGGAAATGCTTGGAAAGATAGGGGAATTCATTGGACGGTATTATTCTGAAAAATGGATTCGGAATAACATTCTTAGGCAATCCGATGATGAGATTGATAAGATGGATCTTGAGATTGCCCAGGAAAAGGCCAAGGGAGATATCGCGGTTGATGCTGGTGATAGTGTAGCTCAAGGTGGTGGAGATACCGGCGTTGATATGACTGGTGGCGTCGCGGCAGGCGCAGAAGCTGGCGCTCCTGGAGTTGATCAGAGTGGCTTGGAAGGTGGCGGCTTAGCCGTACCGGCTCAGCCTGAAGCAGAAGTTCCGGTCGAAGAACCACCGGCTCCTGAGCAGCCTCCGATCGCATGAAAAAAATAAATTGTATAAATAAACATTAAGATATGAATAAACATGCCGAAACGTTTGTGCATGCCGTAATTGCCGGTCAAAATGAACAGGCTACAGAAGCCTTTCATAAAGGTTTGGCCGAGAAAGCAGTCGCGGCTCTAGAGGTTCGTAAACTGGCATTGGTCGATCAAGTATTTAATAAGACTGCGGCTAAGTCTGAATAATATGAAATTGATATGCGAGTATAATGAGAGTGGCTTGTCCCCTCTTATCGAAAACGCTGGAAACGAGAAGAAGTACTTCTTGGAAGGTGTATTTCTGCAGGCCGAAAAGCAAAATCGGAATAATCGTATCTATCCTCGCGCGGTTCTTCAAGATGCCGTGAGCCGATTTGTAGCCGAGCAGGTTACCACTGGCCGCGCGGTCGGTGAGCTAAATCATCCGGATGGTCCGACCATCAATCTGGATAAAGTGAGCCATCGTATCACGGAGCTTAAATGGAATGGCAATGATGTCCATGGCAAGGCTTTGATCCTTAATACGCCGATGGGACAGATTGTCAAAGGTCTGCTTGATGGTGGTGTCAAGCTTGGTGTTTCGAGCCGCGGTATGGGTTCCGTTGAATCCCGCGGTGGTAAGACATATGTCAAGCCGGATTATAGTCTGGCTACGGTTGATATTGTGCAAGATCCATCGGCACCTTCTGCTTTTGTTGAAGGTATCATGGAATCGGTTGATTGGGTCTTTAATGGTAAGACCTATGTTGCCAATAAGGTGGATAAGATGAATGAACAGCTTAAACAAGCTCGTTCAACTAAATCCAAAGAATTTTACGCTGAAGCGCAGGTTAAAGCCTTTGCGGAGTTCCTTAAGGACATCAGCGTGTAACAATCTCTCTCGGCATTAGTCGAGGAGTTATCGGTATGGGTACTTGATTCAAACCTGTTTGTTTGAGACAAGATTGAATATAATGAGACAGAGGTTCGTAAACAGGACTTCCTCTCCCAAATTAAAAGTAAAAATGCTTAAGAAGCAAACAACTAAAAAAGAAACGACCGTTGTCGAAGACAAGATCGTTAAAGGTGAACAGGGCGAAGGTGTCGCTGAAGTCGATAAAGCCATTGCGGCTGCCCCCAAGGCTAAGGCTCCGGTTGCGCATGCTCCTGGTCCCATCACGGAAGAGGATCCTGAACCGGTTAAAGGTAAGGAAGATGAACTCGGAGTGAAGCCTGAATCTGAAGACGAAACTGATACGACTATCGAATTCGGTGACGACAAAGAAGAGAATGGCGACGAAGAGGGCACTTCTGAAACCGATAAGAAAGATGATGATTCGAAGGAAGATGAATCGGAAGATGAATCGGAAGATGAGCAGGACAATGATGAATCGTCCGAAGAAGAAACCGAAGAAGAAAACAACGAAGAAACCGAAGAAGAAGTTGACATGGAAGAAGACGTCAATGCGCTGATGAACGGCGAAGCCAACCTCACGGAAGGTTTCAAGTCCAAGGCCAAGACGATCTTCGAAGCGGCCGTTAAGAGCAAGCTCCGCGCGGCTCGTAAAGAACTCCATGAAGGCTATCAGAAAAAACTTAACGAGAAGGCTGAAGAGATTCTCGGCAAAGTCACCGAACAGGTCGACTCGTACTTGATGTATGTGGTTGAATCCTGGATGAAGGAAAATCAAGTCGCGGTCGACTCGGCCCTTCGTACGGAGATTGCCGAAAGCTTCATTACTTCCTTGAAGAACGTGTTTGCCGAGAATTATATCGAAGTTCCCAAGGCTGATAAAAACCTTGTTGAATCTTTGAATTCTCGGATCGTCGAACTTCAAGAACAAGTTAAGAAATCTTCGGCCTTGAATGAGAACATCAAGAAAGACAATGAAAAGCTGCTGCGCACCAACATTTTGACCGAAGCGTCAAAGGGATTGGCTGTCACTCAGGCTTCTCGTCTGAAAGATCTCACTAAAGACGTTGTGTTCGAATCGGCAGAAGCTTTCTCCAAGAAAGTTTATACGATCAAAGAATCGTATTTCTCTGGAAAGGCACCTCAGTCTAATCAAGCCGCTTCTATCGTAAAGTCGGCCGTGAAACCGCAGAAAATCGTTAATTCTGGCACGAATGTCATCATTGAAGGTCAAGAAGATCCTCATGCAAACGTGTCGGATGAAATGAAACGTTATCTTAGCGCCATCTCTCGCGTTGAGCGTAACAATCCTAATCGTAAATGAGAGAATCAAGAAACCATAACCAATAACTAAAGAAAAGTATGTTTAATACCGAACAGTCCGAACAAAAGTGGGCAGCGGTGCTCGACCATGCGGAAGCTCCTGCATTCAAGGATAACTACCGCCGGTCCGTCACGGCCGCGTTGCTCGAAAACCAGCAGAAGGCTCTCAAAGAAGAGCGCTCGATGCTCGCCGAAGCCGATCTTGGCACCGGTGCAATCCAAAACTTCGATCCGATCCTGATCAGCCTCGTGCGCCGCGCGATGCCGAATCTGATCGCGTATGACATCGCCGGCGTGCAGCCGATGAGCGGTCCTACCGGTCTGATCTTCGCGCTCAAGCCTAAGTTCTTGACTGGTACTAATGCTGGTCAAGATGCACTGTATGGTGGTGCGCTGGGCGGTGTCACTTCCGCTCCTACGCTTACCGCTGACAGTACTGTCACGGCCTCGACCTTTGGCTACACCACTACCTCTACGGGTACTATTGCTTCTGGTTCCCAGACGCTTACTCTTACGGCTACAAACAGCCAAGTTTCTATTGGTGACCTGGTTATCGGCAGCACTTCCGTCGTTCCTGGCACTACGGTTACTGCGGTGAATGGCACTGCCGTTTCACTGTCGAGCGCTGTTATCGCTACCATCTCCAGCGCAGTGTTGACCTTCATCAACATCGCTCCGGTTGATACTAGCTTCGCGGCTAAGAAATCCACTGTGGAAGGTGAAGTACTCGGTGGACAGAGCACCCCGTTCAGTGAAATGGGCTTCGACATCGAGAAGACGGTCGTGACCGCTCAAACCCGCGCGCTCAAGGCTAGCTACACGATGGAACTCGCTCAGGACCTCAAAGCCGTTCATGGTTTGGATGCTGAATCCGAACTGGCGAACATCCTCAGCTCCGAGATCCTGTTCGAAATCAACCGCGAAATCATTGGTTTGGTTAATAGCCAAGCTGTTACCGGTTGCCGCTGGAATACTACTAACAGCACTCCTGGCGTCTATAACGTCGCTACGGACGCTGATGGTCGTTGGGCCGCGGAACGCTATAAGAGCCTGCACATGGCCATTGAGCTCGAAGCGAATCAGATCGCCAAGGAAACCCGCCGTGGCAAAGGCAACTTCATCCTTTGCTCGAGCAACGTTGCCTCCGCTCTGGCCGCTTCTGGTTCTTTGGACTACGCGCCGGCTCTGAGCACCAAGCTCGAAGTTGACGACACTGGTAACACCTTTGCCGGTGTGTTGAATGGTCGTATCAAGGTCTATATCGATCCGTATGCGTTCACGGACTATATCACGGTCGGTTATCGTGGCACCAATCCGTATGACGCTGGTTTGTTCTATGCGCCTTACGTGCCGCTGACCATGGTCCGCGCGATTGATCCCGCGACCTTCCAGCCGCGTATTGCGTTTAAGACCCGTTATGGTGTTACGGCTAATCCGTTCGTGCAACAGATTAGCGCCGTCGGTGGTCAGTATGATTCTACCTACGCCGGTAAGAACTTCTACTATCGGAAGTTCGATGTGCGTAACATCAGCCTTAAAGGTGCGGCGGTTTAATCAGTAATAGTTGATTCAATCAAGGGGCTCCGCTCGAAAGGGTGGAGCCCCTTTTTATTGCCTATAAATATAGAAGATGAATACGCTGACAACCAATAGAAATTTCCTGCAGCAGACTAACTGGAAATTGACCATTCGTAATGATAACTTTGCAAACATCGAATATTTTTGCACGGCCGTCAATCTTCCAAGTCTAAGCATGCCAGAAGTGACTTTGAATTATAGAGGCACTAAAGGTTACTTTCCTGGAGACACTCTTTCTTTTGATCAGCTTCGTATCAAGTTCATGGTCGATGAAGACATGAAGAACTATATTGAAGCCGTAAATTGGATGAAAAAGAACGCATATGAAAATACATCATTGCGATCAGATTTGATACTTTCCGTGCTATCATCTAAAAATACGAGCAATCGTCAATATCAATTTCATGACGCCTTTCCGACCTCGATTGGTGAACTAAATTTCAATACTCAAGCTCAATCAATTGAATATATCACATGTGAGATGACTCTTAGATATAATTACTTCACGGCTCTTTCGCCAAGTTAAAACTCTCTTGATATAAATAAGAAGAAGAAACTATGAACAAAAATACTCTAATTCAAGAAAGTAAATCTATTCTCTCAGAATCTGATGTAAATTGGCTTCTGAGCGACTATAAGACCAATCCGTTGCACAATAAAGCCGTTCCATTCTTCGATACTACTAATATTCTTAAGTATCCCTATATCATCCTTACTCAGGCTTCCGAAGACGGTGCGGCAATTCCATTGTTGTTTGCAGACAAAGAAGACGCTTTAGCGTATAAGGATCAGAAGCATAAAGAGGGCGTTAAGTTTGTTGGCCCATTTAAGCTTGCGGCGGCTTAATTCATTCAGACATCGTTTTTATAGAAAAGCCCCGCTCGAAAGGGTGGAGCTTTTTTATTGCCTATAAATAATTTTAGACTATATTATGAATAAAACTATTGAAGACATCATCAAGGAATGGGAAACGGATTGCCAAGTAGATTCTCTGGCATTAGATGATTCCTCCATCAAATTTGCTAAGATTCATGCCAAGTACATCATGTACCTGACAGAATTTAAGCTTAAGCTTCGCATGGCCGAATCTAAGTTATCTGAGATTAGACATGCCAAATGGTTGTATTATACCGGCAAGATGACCAAAGAAGAGATGGATGAACGCAAATGGGCGTATGATCCATTCAATGGAAACACTAAGCCATTGCGTTCGGACCTTGATACATACGTAGATTCGGATGCGGAACTTCGCATTCTGATAGATAAAAAAACATACTTTCAGACCGGTGTAGATGCCCTTACCGAGATTCTGGATACATTACGTTGGCGTCATGCACATGTCAAGAATTGCATAGATTGGCGCAGATTCACTTCTGGAGCATAAATAATTCATGGCCACAATATATGTTAATCCAATAGATCAGGCTCATCTGAGAGTGACCTGTGATGATTCTGGTGTTCTACAGGAGTTATCTGAGTTCTTCTCATTCTTTGCGGCCGGATATAAGTTCTCTCCGGCCTATAAAGCCAGGCATTGGGATGGCAAAATCAGGCTGTTGAATCTGAGAAATCAGACTTTACCAGCTGGGCTTCTATATCATCTTTCCGAGTTCTGCAAATCACGGAATTGCAAGCTTGAACTGGCACCAGGGCTAACTCTTCCAAAGCTGTCAGAAGCTGAATCCGCTGCACCGGCAGCCATCTATCCAGTTACGGATTCGGATGGTAAAGAACTGGAGATACGAGATTACCAGCAGAAAGCTATAGATCATGCTATAGACAATCATAAAGTGCTGCTGGTATCACCTACTGGTTCTGGCAAGTCGATGATCATTTATCAGCTTCTGAGATGGTATCGCGATAATCTTAAGGGGTCCAGTAAGAAGGCCATTGTCATTGTTCCGACCACTTCATTGGTCGAGCAAATGCATAAAGACATTGCGGAGTATTCGGCCAAGGATGATTCATTTGATGCTGAAAAGCTGACTCATATGATCTATTCCGGTCAGGAAAAAGAATCTGATGCTCCAGTGATTATCACTACATGGCAATCAGCCATAACCATGGGCCCGAAATGGTTTGAACAATTTGGAGCCGTATTCGGTGATGAAGCACATCTCTTCAAAGCCGCATCTCTGACCAAGATCATGAGCTGGCTCAAGAATGCCTGGTTTCGTATTGGAACGACCGGTACACTTCCAGGAGGAGAAGATGCCAAGGTCAATAAGCTTGTGCTAGAAGGTTGCTTTGGACCGGTATATCAGGTAGTCACCACACACGAGCTTATTGATACGGATATTCTGGCTCAATTGAAAATTCATATGCTTGTTCTGAAATATCCAGAAGCCTTGCGCAAGCAATATGGAGATCTGGAATATCAAGATGAACTCGAGTTCTTGACATCATATGATTCTCGCAATCGCTTTCTGACAAATCTGGCCGCGGATCAAAAGGGGAATACTCTGATATTGTATCAATTTGTCGAAAAGCACGGTGAACCTTTGTTTGAAGCCATGAAGAAAAAACTGGCCGATACTAAGCGAAAAGTGTATTTTGTGTCCGGAGATGTGACGGCCGAAGAACGGGAAAAAATCCGTGAATTGATCGAAAAGGAAACCGGCTCGATCATCATTGCTTCATTTGGCACATTCTCTACCGGAATCAATATACGCAACTTGCATAATATCATTTTTGCTTCTCCGACCAAATCTCAAGTCAGAGTATTGCAATCAATTGGCCGTGGTCTTCGAAAAACTAAGGATGAACGGCCAACGACCGTATATGACATTGCTGATGATCTATCCAGAAAGGGAAATAAAAATTATACTCTGCAACATGGCATTGAGCGGGCTAAGATTTATTCAAAAGAGAAATTTGACTTTGAAGTGCATGAAGTTCCAATATCATAAATAATTTTATGACCAATGATCTTAAAAAGTATATCGAATCGCTGGATATACAGCTATTGAAAATGGTTGATGGTTCTTTGATTCTGGTGCAGATACAGCATCGAGATGAAGTTGATCGGTATATCGTTGTTCAACGGCCTCTGCAAGTTGCTCAGATCTTTGTTGAGAATTCAATTAAAACAATTTACATTCCCTGGATTCCTGGTTCACAAGAACATATTCGTCTTAACTTGGATAATGTCATAGTTGAAGCTGATGCGGATTTTTCTCAGAAGTTTGCTTACTCAAGGTATTATTTGATTCAGCATCTTAAGAACAATCTGACGTCTGAAGAGTTTAACGAAATCATGCATGATTATGTCGATAATGATATATCGGACAATCATGAGTATGACTTGCCTGCTGGTTCTTCAAAATTGAAGCATGCTTTGCAAAAGCAGAAGCGCTTTAATTTGAATTGATAAGCTAATACTCTCGCAGTATTATTCTATTAGCTTCTGTTGATCTCTGTCTTCTTCTATCTTCAATTATCGCACCTTGATAATCCCTGATAACTGCCTGAGGTCTGGACCAATTGTACTGGTGAGCTTAAATTATGTACAGCATATAATTACAATTGTTTTTTACGATATAGTAAAATATCATTGTACTTTTAATAAAAATGAAATATAGTATTCAGAATATGAGCGAAACACTTATCGATAGTCCGGCCAAAAAGATAAAACCTTCAGAGCGACCGCATTACGTGAATAATGCTAATTTTTCTCAGGCCGTAGTTGATTATATCAAATCTATCAAGAAAGCCAAGAAGCTGAAACAAGCTGAACCGCCAATCACAGAATATATTGGAGAATGCTTGCTTAAGATTGCCGAAGGTCTTTCTCATAAGCCTAACTTTATTCGATACACATACCGCGAAGACATGGTCATGGATGCGGTTGAGAATTGTTTGCGAGCCGTAAGTAATTTTAATGTGAATGCCGGTACTCGTACAGGTCTTCCAAACGCATTTGCTTATTTCACTCAGATCTGCTATTTTGCTTTTATCCGCAGGATTCAAAAGGAAAAGAAATGCCAAGATATAAAGTTGCTATACATGGAACATGCTGGAATTGAAAGTTTCGCTAGCTTTGGTGATGCATCTGAAGGTTCTATGAATGGAGAAAGCATTGTTGAACGCATTCGTCATAAGACGGAGAATCTGCATGATCGCGATAAGAAAATAAAGGAATTCGGCAAACAACTGAAGAGCAAGAATAAACAACCTAAGAAGTCTAAAGGCACTTCTGTTGAATTGGAATTGTTTATCACCGAGAAATAATGAGTAAGATAGCTATCATCAACGACACACATGCCGGTCAGAGAAATGCTTCTGATGTTTTTCTGGACTATTCGGACAAGTTCTATCGCGATATTTTCTTTCCTTATTGCAAAGAACATGGCATCAAGACCGTGATTCATGGAGGTGATTATCTAGATCATCGCAAGTATGTGAGCTTCAAGGCTCTTTATCGTACACGTAAATCATTTTTAGAACCATTGACCGAAAATGGTATGAACATGATAATCATTCCAGGCAATCATGATGTTGCTTATAAGAATACGAACGAGCTCTGTGGTCTGCGCGAGGTCCTTGGTTACTTTATCGAGAATGTCGAGATCATCATGAAGCCGACCATGAAGCAGATTGATGGCTTGAATCTGGCATTTCTTCCATGGATTGCACCAGACAATTACGATGAGTCTATAAAATTTATATCTACGGTCTCGGCACCAATACTTATTGGGCATTTGGAACTGGCTGGATTTGAAATGATGAAAGGACAGCCAGCTTCTGATCATGGCATGGATGCTTCTCTATTCAAAAGATTTGAGATGGTGTTATCTGGACATTATCATACCAAATCGACTCGTGATAATATTCATTATCTTGGAACTCAGTTTGAGCAGACTTGGGCCGATTGTGACGATCCCAAGTATTTCCATGTGCTTGATACATCGACTCGCGAACTGACACAGGTAAAAAATCCATTTACTTTGTTTGAGCGATTGGTGTATAATGATCAGAATGGCCTGACATATTTTGATCCTTCCAAAGTCTCTGGAAAATATGTGAAGATCGTGGTTGCCAAGAAGAGTGATCCGATCAAGTTTGACAAGTTTGTTGAACAGGTACAAGATGCCGGACCAATAGAACCTCCACGCATCATCGAGTCATTTGAAGAATTTACATCCAATCAAGTTGAAGATCAGCAGATCAATCTGGAAGACACTGGAAAGCTTTTGCATTCATATATCGATGGAGTTGAGACTAGCTTGAATAAAGAACGTCTGAAGACAATGATGCAAGAATTGTACGTTGAAGCTCAGTCAATTGAATCATGATAACTTTTCATTCTGTAACATATAAGAATTTCTTATCATCCGGAGATTCGCCTGTGACGATCTGCTTGGATAAGAGCGCAACGTCACTTATCATAGGTTCTAATGGAGCCGGTAAATCTACTTTGCTTGATGCTCTTTCATTTGGTTTGTTTGGCAAACCTCATCGTGATATCAAAAATCCTCAGCTTATCAATTCTGTCAATGGAAAGAATTGTGAGGTTCAAATCAATTTTTCTATCGGACAGGATAAGTATCGAATTGTCCGTGGATATAAGCCGTCTATATTTGAGATCTGGAAAAATTCTGTTCTGCTCAATCAGGAATCGCATTCTCGAGACTATCAGAAGATTCTGGAGAATTCAATATTGAAGTTGAACAAGAAGTCTTTTAATCAGATTGTTGTCCTTGGTTCTGGCAACTTTGTGCCATTTATGCAAATGCCGATTTGGGACCGGCGTGGTGTGATTGAAGATTTGCTCGATATCTCAATCTTCTCGGACATGAACACACTAATCAAAGAGAAGCTAGCCAAGTCTCGAGATAATATCAAAGATGTTGAGAATCAGTTGGCCATTGCCAAAGGAAAGGTCACACTCCAGATCAAGCATCTGAATGATCTAAAACAGATCGAAGGTGAACATGAACGCTCTATTCAGAATGAGATCTTAGCAATTGAATTGGATATATCTCAAAAGAAAAATCAGCTGATTAAATTTGAAGAAGAATACAATCTTAAGTTTCAAAGGGTCGAAGATGAGTTAAATGCATCTTCTAAAAAACAACTGCAGCTAGATGGATTTCATGCTCAGATTGTGCAGAATCAAAAGCGTGTACAGAAAGAGCATGATTTCTATTCTCGTAATGATAACTGTCCTACATGTGAACAAATCATTTCGTCGGATTTGAAAACCAATCGTTTGAATTCCACGCTCAGCAGGCTAAATGAATTCTCAGAAGGTCTGAAGCAATTGGCGCAGTCCCGAGAAAACAATCAGAATATTCTGAATGATGCCAAGAATTCCATGGCTGAACTCAAAAAGCTGCACATGGCTAGTACTGGCATTCAGGCTTCAATTGATTCTCTTAATGGTCAGATTAACAATCTAAAGCAAAAGCTTCAGTCGTCGACCGTGACTGATACTCGTCAAGCCGAAACGGAACTATCGCAGAGTCAGGCTGATTTGGCACGTCTATCTGAACTTAAAAGTAATCAGGTAGAAGAACGCGCTTACTTGGATATTGTGCAGGAGATGCTTCGAGATACAGGTATCAAGGCTAAAGTGATCAAGCAATATGTTCCAATCATGAACAAGCTTATCAATCAATACCTGAATGTCCTAGATTTTTTTGTATCATTTACGCTAGACGAATCATTTAATGAATCGATCCGATCCCGGCATCGCGATGATTTTTCATATTCCTCATTTTCTGAAGGAGAGAAGGGAAGATTGAATTTGGCTATCTTATTTGCATGGAGGCAAATTGCCAAGTTGAAGAATCATAATTCAACTAACTTGCTTATTTTAGATGAAGTGTTGGATTCATCATTGGATGCGGATGGTGTCGACAATCTTTTCAAGATTATCAAAACCTTGACCAATACGAATGTCTTTATCATATCTCACAGGCCTGATATGCATGTTGGCAAGTTCGATAGAATGATTAAGTTTACCAAAAGCAATAACTTTTCGGCTTATACCGAAGAAGATGTGCTTTGATTCTTTCTATCAATTGAGCTACCTTTTGGGCTATTTTATGGTCCGTGTGTAAGTAGCTGATTATCAGCCTGATTTTCTTTCATTTTCTTGTTTACAAACTAAGATTCTATGGTATTATTATCTCAGAATGGAACAAGTCAATAACAATATTAAGTCGGTAAATCTCGAGCAGCAAGGTATGCTCGCCAAGCTCCTCGCAAAGGAAAATCTCCGCGTGCAGCATGGCAATTACAGGACGGCTTTCTTTGATGTCAAGGCTCGCGTCCTTGGTCTTCCGGTCTGGGAAGACAAAGGCAAAGCGGTCTATGATCTTCTGTGTGGGCATGAAGTCGGTCATGCCCTCTTCACGCCGGCCAATGGCCACGAACTTTTTCATCAGGCCTGCCCTGGTGTTCCCTTCGACGTATGCAATGTCGTTGAGGATGTCCGCATCGAACGCATGATTCAGGACTCGTATCCGGGCCTGAGCGTTTCTTTCCGCCAAGCTTATTCTAAGCTGGCTGCGGACAATTTCTTCGGTGTCAAAGGCAAAGAGTTAGCTAAGCTCTCCATGCTCGATCGCTTTAACATCCATGCCAAGACTCGCGGCATCATTCCGGTTCCTCTCTCGGACGAGGAGATGGCTTTGTATAAACGCGCTTATATGACCAAGGATTTTAATGAAGTGCTCGAAGTCTGCAAGGACATTGCGGCTCTGGCTAATAAGAAGCAGGAAGAAAAGCAGCAAAAGCCTGTATTGGATGAGAAGTCTACGGACAATCAGGATGAGACTCCGGACAATGATGATTCTATGGGTAGTCAGGAAAGTTCTGACTCTGATGATTCAAATTCTAATGCCACTGAGTCTCAGACTCAGGATATGACCGAGCAAACCGAGCAAACCGAGCAGACCACGACTTCTTCGAGTGCTTCGAATATTCCATCGTCTAATCCGGAATTGCAAGCTCAAACTTTGAGTGCCTTCGAAGAATGCGTCAAGAACATGGCCGTAGTCGATCATAGTAAGAAGTTTTTTTGCCAGCCTAGTGATTCTCAGATCGATTCGATCATCATCCCATACAAGACAATTCTTAGTGCTCGCAAAAAATCTGTCGCTAAATATACTGAATTGATGACAAATCCGGATGTTGTCAAGGCTATCGCGGACATACGCAATCGCTCCAAGAAGTACGTGAGCACTCTTTCAAACGAATTCAATAGACGTAAAGCGGCATACCAATACTCTCGCTCGAGCCAGTCGTCTACCGGTACGCTGAACGTGAATCGCCTTCACTCATACAAGTTTGAAGATGATATTTTCAAGTCGATCACGAAGCTGGCCGACGCGAAGAACCATGGCATGATCTTCTTTGTTGACTATTCCTCCTCGATGAATTATGCCATGTCGGCCGTGCTCGAGCAAACCGTCAATCTGGTTATGTTTTGCAGGAATCTCAACATTCCATTTCGAGTGTATGGCTTTACTACTCAGCATGATCTGAACGTATCGAACACTTATTACAAAAATGCGGCAAATGATGAATTGTGCCTTGCTTATCTTAAGCTGATTGAAATCTTCTCAAGTGATATGAGCAAGAGTGAATTTTCCGAAGCAGTCGATCAAGTTTGCGCTCAGAGCGCATGGTACAAGAACCGTACTCTTGGTGCTTCTTCAGCGTCGAATTACATTCGTCCCACTATCTTAAGTGAATACGAAACACTCGATGGAACTCCACTTGCTGAAACGGCTGTTGCGGCGCACATAATCGTCAAAAATTTTCGCAAAAATAATCCGGTTCAAAAAATGACCGTCATGTTTCTTACGGATGGTGATGGTGGTAGACTTTCGTTAATTGAAAAGCAAGAAGCACATAAACATATGACACACCGGTATGCCAATGAAACGATTGGTGTGCTAAACGGCCGGAAGCTTTCATTGCCTGACTGCAGTTTTGATACAATGTATCCGATCATGATTGAAAATCTGGCCAAAACATGTGATTGCACTACCGTGAGTTTCTTTATTCCATGCAACAATAAGGCCGCACAGAAAAAGATCAATCAATCACTCATAGATAAAAAGAGCGGCCAAGTCAACTATACTAAAAATCTGGCCAACTATACCAGCTACAAGAAAAACGGTCTTGTCGAAATTGCCGGTGGCTATGGCTTTGATGCATACTATGTGCTTGGTGTTCCAAGCGACTTGGCTATCGATGAGGATGAATCTTTCGATCCTGAATTTGACAATGATGTCAAGATAACGGTCAACAAACTCACTACGGCTTTTGTGAAATTCAATAGCAATAAGAATGAAAGCCGTGTTCTTCTCAATAAGTTCGCTGCGAAAATAGCGTAACTTATGCAAGTAGTTGATTTTCAAGAAGATTCTCTTGTAAATAAACATGTACAATTGACAGTTACTTGGTAAAATGGTCTCAGAATAAATTATGCAAAACGTGATTAAACAGTCAGTGAAACAGGTGCTCGATTCAACTCGTGCAAAATATCCCGGTCAAACCTCTCTCCATCGCGACATTCTTGTCGATGTGGCTCGTAAGCTCGATGTGTCTTGGACCGTCATCAACGAAAACATCACCAACGCGCGATTCCGGTCCGGCCGTGGCATGTACGACCTGAATGCTATCGAAGCTAGCCTATCTAATTCGGTGGTAGCATCCACTTCAGACGTCACGACCGCGCCGGCATCCACTCACTCCGTCACGGCCACGCCGGCTCCTACGGCGACTTTCAAACTCGCTCAAGCAATTCAGTCGCTCGCCAATGACGAGATTTACGTGCCCGAGATCGACCCGACTTATGTTCGCTGGGGTGAATACGACACGGTGCTTCAAGCCGTGGCTTCCGAGCACTTCTTTCCGATCTTTATCTCCGGTCTGTCCGGCAACGGCAAGACTAAGATGGTCGAGCAATGCTGTGCCAAGCTCAAGCGTGAGTATATTCGAGTCCAGATTTCACCTGAGACGGATGAGGATGATTTGATCGGCGGCTTTCGCCTGATTGCCGGTGAGACGGTCTTTTGCAAGGGCCCAGTGATTAAAGCAATGGAACGTGGCTGCCTGCTTCTGATTGACGAAATCGATCGCGGCTCGAATAAAATTATGTGTCTTCAAGGCGTGCTCGAAGGCAATCCAGTTCTAATCAAAAAGACCGGTCAAGTCATTCAGCCAGCCAGAGGCTTTAATGTGATTGCTACGGCGAACACTAAAGGCCGCGGCTCTGATGATGGCCGCTTTGCGGCGGCTACGATCATCGACGAGGCATTCCTCGAGCGGTTCGTAGCTACTATTGAGCAACCGTATGCTCCCAAAGGCACTGAACGCAAGATCATCATGAAGCACATGGAGAAGTTTGGCCGCATCGACGAGGACTTTGCTACGAAGCTTGTAGATTGGTCTGAAGTCATTCGTAAGACTTTCGAGCAGGAAGCTATCGAGGAAGTCATCTCAACTCGTCGGTTGTGTCATATTGCCAAGTCGTTTGCAATCTATGGCGATCGTTCTCGAGCCATCAATTTGTGCATCTCGAGATTTGACACGGACACCAAGAATGCCTTCTTGGACCTATATTCGAAAATCGATCCGTCGATTGTTCCGGCTGAATCCAAAGTGGACATTGCTGCACCGACCCCTCCTGCGGCGTATTCGACTTCTTCTGCGAACGAACCTACATTCTAAGCCTGCAGGAAACAATGTTGTGTACAAATTATGCAACATGGTTTATTATAGTCAACAATTCTGGTGGTGATATTTTGACTGAGGTATCATCATCAGACAACAACACAAATCAGTCATTGAAAGAAAACAAATAAAATGAGCAAGAATGCTATCAAACAACTGACTAAGAACTACAAAGCCACTGGCACTCAGAAGGGCGCGATCCTCGAAACGCTTAGTGCTGGCACTGAGTTCTCGGTCTGCGACGCGCGCAAGGCTGGCATTGCCAATCCTACGGCCGTCGTTAGTGCACTTCGTCTCGATCATGGCTTCAAGATCTATTCGAATGCTCGTAAGACTGAGTGGGGTACGGTGAATCGTTATCGTATCAACAAGTAATAGTCATACCACGACTCTGGTGCCGAGCCTATTCAATCACGTTAGGCTCGGCACCTTGAGTTTTTTATATGTCATCTGAATTAGATACATCCTCTGATGATGTCCTGAAAAGGGTCATAGCTGAACGTGCTAAAGTCTATGGCGATGCCAGTCTCTCGCATGAGAATATTGGATTGACTTGGACGGCATTGATTCAGCAGCACTATCAAATCAAATTGGACCATCCTTTGCCGTGTTGGATGGTGGAATTGATGATGGCGGCTTTCAAGATTCAACGCTCAGCTTTGGTATATCATGCTGACAATTTCATTGATGCTCGAGCTTATCTGAATTTTGCTGAAAAAGATCAACGGCAACAACAACAATAACAATCTACACAAATAATACTTATGCTTAAACTATCTAAATTCACGGTTGACGTATTGAAAAATTTTGCGTCAATCAATCCTAATCTGGTCATCAAAGAAGGCTCGACGTTTTCTACAATCGCCGAAGCCAAGAATATCATGGCTACGGTTCAAGTGCCTGAAACGTTTTCGAAGACATTTGGCGTATATGATCTGAATGAATTCATTTCCGCCATGGGCCTTTTGGAAGATGCCAATATTGAATTGCTCGATGATATGGCCGTGCTATCGACGGATTCGGCAAAGGTCAAATACCGTTTTGCCAATCCTTCCGTGCTTACTACTCCTCAGAAGGAGATTAAGATGCCATCGACGGATATCAAACTTGCTATCACCAGCAACACACTGAATCAAATCCGCAAAGCCGCTTCCGTCCTTGGTCATTCGGTCATGGCTCTAAAGGGTACGGCTGATGGTAATTTAAGTTTGTCGGTTTTAGACCCGAAAGACGCTTCGGCTAATACATATAACATAGAGCTTTCAGAAAAGCATACACTAAACAAAGAGTTCTCACTCGAGTTTTTGATTGACAATCTTAAGTTGTTTTCTGGAAACTATAATGTTGAGATCTCTTCTAAATTGATATCTCAATGGACACATGCGGAATTTGCATTAACCTATTTTATAGCATTGGAAAAAAGTTCAACGATTTAATCATATGACACCACTTGGAAATAATATCATCTTTCGTAAACAAAACACATACGCTTCTCAAAGAAGCAGTATTATTCAAACCGTTGAGCCTGAGGTAGCATGGATGGTCGAGGCAATTGGCCCGAAAGTCGAGTCTCTCAAGATTGGAGATCGCATTGTTATTCCATCTTCATCTCCTAAAACGATTGGCACATTTGACAACAAACAACTGTTTATGATATCTGAGGACGATATTATAGCAGTGTATACTGCAAAATAGAATATGTCAAATGGTGAAAATCTAAAATTGATGTGTTGTCCTTTTTGCGGCAAGTCCGACAAAGATATGCATGACAATCAATTTGCCGTTTCTCTAACGAGTTATGGTGGTTTGTCCGGTGGTTGTTTTTTGGTACAATGCCATTGGTGCGGAGCAAATGGTCCATTAGCTGACTCGAAAGAAGATGCTATTGCGGAATGGAATAAAGCATTACGACATCATATTGATAAGAAGTAAAATCAAATCGAATGAACATACATCCCAACAATAAAGAATTTTTATTTGTCGAGAAGTACCGTCCACAGACTATTGACGAATGCATTCTTCCAGTCTCTTTGAAGAAAACATTGACTGAGATTGTAAAAACCGGTCAACTGCAGAATATGCTTTTTACCGGCACGGCCGGTTTAGGCAAGACTACTGTTGCCAGAGCATTATGCTCGATGCTTAAGCTTGATCATATTTTGATCAACGGTTCAGAGGAATCTGGTATCGATGTGCTTCGAAATAAGATCAAGCAATTCGCTTCGACTATATCTCTGGATGGTACAGGATCGTATAAGGTTGTCATTCTTGATGAAGCCGATTATTTGAATGCTCAGTCCACACAACCGGCACTTCGTGCATTCATTGAGGAGTTCTCGGCCAATTGTCGATTTATTCTGACATGTAACTTCAAAAATCGTATCATTGAGCCGCTCCATTCTCGGCTCGCGGTTGTGGAGTTCAATGCTTCAAAGAAGGAGCTGGTTGGTCTGGCTGGTCAGTTTCATACACGACTCAAGAAGATTCTGGATATTGAGAAGATCAAATATACAGATCAGGTTCTTGCCGAATTGATTATTAAGCATGCACCGGACTGGCGGCGTGTCATCAATGAATGTCAACGGCATTCGTCTTCTGGTGAAATCACGGCGAATGCCATTGTCGGACTGTCTGATTCCGGAGTACAGGCTCTAATCAAAACGTTAAAGGAAAAAGATTTCCGTGCTATGCGGGCATGGGTGGTCTCAAGTAATGATGTCGATCCGGCACAGATCTATAGATCGATCTATGACTGCATCACGGATATCGCTCAACCTCAATCCGTGCCGCAGGCCATCGTTACATTGGCCGACTATCAATATAAGAATTCGTTTGTGGCTGATAAAGAATTAAACACTGTGGCTTGTCTGACCGAGCTCATGTGCAATATCGAATGGAAATAAAACCCAAAAAGCCGTCATTCTTCGACTGTCTGAACTCTATCAACGAGGGAGCCCGCGGCAAGGATATGTTTGCGGATCCCTCGTTTGAGGAGAAGTTTTATTTGCCCTTTATGGTCAATAGGGGCTTAAGCTGGTTTTCGGATACGGTATTGTTTGCCAACGAGATGAATCGTAGGTATGATATACCTGTGCGTGCTCAATATGAGTTTCTTCGCAAGTCCATTCGTCCACGTAAAAGATTCTCGAAGTGGCTCAAGAATGAACGTCCTGACTCGATCGATTTGATTAAGGCCGTATATGGCTACTCGACCGAGAAGGCTCGTCAGGTGCTTCCTCTTCTGACCGAGGAGCAGCTAAAGGCTCTGCAAGATCGACTGGAATACGGTGGTCGAGATTGATACTCGTATAAATATGATCATATAGAATGAACACCATTCGTTATGATCAATTCAAATACATTTCATCCTTCTGACCCTAACGGCAATTCGTCGCAAACTCTTGCGCCATGGTCCCCTCAGGACATGCTCGAGATCACTCTAAATGAGCCCGATGATTTTCTTAAAGTCCGTGAAACGCTGACTCGTATAGGTGTGGCTTCCAAGAAGGAAGTCAATACACTATATCAATCTTGTCATCTACTTCATAAGCGCGGATATTATTTTATCGTGCATTTCAAAGAGATGTTTATGCTCGATGGAAAGCCTTCTGATTTTTCAATGGATGATCTTGGCCGGCGTAATACGATTGCTCAATTGCTTTCTGATTGGGGTCTTTTGCATATAGTAAAGCCGGCTTCAATTACCGCAAAATCGTCTCTCAAAAACATCAAGATCATTTCCCATAAAGATAAGAATCAATGGAAGTTGATTCCAAAATATCAGATCGGGAATATTAAAAAATCCAAATAGGCTTCGATATAAATAGAATTTGTAATGCATTCGGATAAGAAGAGTACTGTCAATTCACCTGCTATTTCTAGAGTAGAGATCTACTGTGACATGGATGGTGTTCTTGTCGACTTCAATACTTCTTTCAAAGAACTCACGGATGGCCGATTATATGATGCGGCCGTTGAGCATTATGGCTTAAAGGAAGTCTGGCGTCGAATTGGCATGGAAGGATTGGAATGGTGGGCTAATCTTAAATGGCTTTCTGATGGCAAAAAGCTTTGGAATTTCATTGAAGATAAAAATCCTAAAATTCTTACGGCCGCGGCTACTTCTTTGATTGGCGACAAGGCCGTTATAGGTAAACAGCTTTGGTGCAAGAGAGAACTTGGTCCATCTATTGAGGTTATCATGGCCAATAAAGGGCCAGATAAAGATAGATGGTCTGCGCCTAATCGGATTCTTATAGATGATCTAAAAGACAATATTAAGGCCTGGAGAGATGCAGGAGGGATTGGAATCCTTCACAGGAATGCGGATCAGACCATTGAACAGCTAAAGCAATATATTACCCCTCTTGAAGATGAAAACGCGCTGGAAGAGGACTGGAGATCACTGGCCACGGCTGGAATGATGGGTTTGGCCACCATGAAGGGTATGGCAGCCTCAAAAGCAGATATCAAGGTTCCTTTGACCAAGGTGATACGTACGGCCGCAGATTATCAGATTAAACCGGAGGCTAAGCCTCAGACTATTTCTAACGTATCTATGGAACAGCTATTAATGTCATATGAGAACTCCAAGGACAATCCTAAGGGTGGATATGACTCTAAAGTGAAGAAATGGTATCCTCATAAGAGCCTTGAAGGTGGCACGGATACGATAGCCTATGGTCATAAGCTTCAGGCTGGAGAAGATTTTTCGAAGGGAATTACGGATCAAGAGGCTATAGCTTTGCTTCGTCAAGATATTAGCAAACGTGAATTGCAGATACAAAAAGCACTTCCTAGCTATAATAGCTATCCTCAATATCTTAAGAATGCTATCATGTCCGGATGGTACCGCGGTGATTTAGGTCCTACGGCTTCTCCAAAAACTATTCGATTGATGAAGGCTAATAAGTGGATTGAAGCATCTAAAGAATATCTCAATCATGATGAATTTAAGAGTGGAGAGAATCTTGGAGTTGTAAAGCGAATGCAGGATAATTCGAATGCCTTTGCTACGTATGGCAAGCAATTAGACTCTAATGTTTCGAAAAAAAGTAGTGGTACGTCGCCTACCTGATGCATAAATAATATGAGTCCAATGACGGGCTCAATCATTGAATTGCCTTAGGGGATTCAATGAATAATATAACAATCGCTTCGCTTAATTGGAAGCAAGAAAGGAAATAGTATGCTATCATTAGCACTGCCTCGTCGGCACTTCATCGGATTCAATGACATCTTTGATCTCATTGAACAGGAACCATGGAAAAACTCATCGGCTCATTCAGAGGGATATCCTCCATACAACATTCTTAAGGTCTCGGATGTTGATTATGAGATCGAACTGGCCCTTGCTGGTTGGAAACAAAATGAGCTGGATATTGAAGTTCAAAAGGGTGAGCTTCTTATTTCGGGTACTAAGACGGCCCTTACGGCATCAACGCAGCTTCATAAAGGAATCTCGACTCGCGACTTCTGTCGTAAGTTTATTCTGGCTGAGAATGTTGAAGTAAAATCAGCGGACTTGATTGATGGCATTCTTCGCATCAAGCTCGTTCACAATATTCCTGAGGCGCTTAAGCCCAAGAAGATTGCGATCAATGCGGATAAGCAATGCCTTAAGGATTAAGATATTCTAAGTACGCTTCGTAATTAAGGCTCGGTCAAAGATTCTTTTTGATGTCTTTGACCGAGCCCTTTTGATATATTATCATGACATGGCCAAACTGAATTTAGCTTTTTACACCAGCATTGCTAGGAATATGAATATGCTCCTCGTAAGAGGATATGATCGGAATGGTCAGCGTATTCAAGAAAAGATCAGATATCGCCCTACATTCTATCTGGAAGCCAAAGATTCGTCAAAGGCCAAATTCAAGGGACTCGATGGTACTCCGGTTGAACCTATGGTGTTTGACTCTATGTCGGACTCTCGTAAATTCGTAGAGACATATAAAGATGTTCCTTCATTTAAGATCTATGGCAATGATCGGCATATTCCAGCATTCATCTACTCACAGTTTCCTCTTTCAATTCAATATCAGCAATCATTGATTCGAATATGCACACTCGATATTGAAATCCGCAAAGAAGCATGGGGATATTCAGATGCTTCCGAAGCTAAGAATCCTATCATCGCAATAACGGTCAAGTGTTCGACCGACAACACATGCCATACATGGGGGCTTAAGCCATATGATCCCTCGATCGCTCTTACGAGTCGATATACGATTGACTATCGTCAGTTTAAGACCGAGGGTCAGATGCTCGAGGATTTTCTGCGCTGGTGGATTCATCCGGACAATTCACCGGACATCATCACTGGCTGGAACACTCGAGCCTTTGATATTCCATATTTGATCAATCGTCTGATCAAGTTAGGCGGTGAGGAAGCTTCTCGAGTTCTGAGTCCATGGAACATCATTGAATCCAAAGAGGTCAAGCTCAAAGGTAGAATGCAGACAATGTACGAGCTTGTTGGTATTCAGCAGCTCGACTACATGGATCTTTTTCAGAAGTTTGGTTACACATATGGAGCACAAGAACAGTACACGCTCGATCACATTGCCAAGGTCGTCCTCGATGAGGGCAAGGTGGAGTACGATGGTACGCTCGATGATCTATACTATGTAGATCATCAAAAGTTCATTGACTATAATATCCGTGACGTGGAACTTGTAGATCGTCTGGAGGAAAAGCTTGGATTGATTCAGCTCGTCCTTATGATGGCTTATATGGGTGGCGTGAACTATACGGACACTCTTGGAACCACGGCAATCTGGGATTCGATCATCTTTCGCAAGCTGTCGAATAAGAACACAATTGTTCCATTTCAATCGGAACCTCCATCACATGTTCCTCAATTCGCCGGTGGTTATGTCAAGGAGGTTCAGGAAGGTATGCATGAGTGGGTGCTCTCATCGGATGTCAATTCGGAGTATCCAAACCTTATCGTGCAATATAACATGTCACCGGAGACGTACATCGATCGTATGAGCATGGACGTGAATCCTGATTTGATCATTGATCGAGTGCTGAATAATCAGCCTCTCTTTGATCAGGATCCAGAGGTATGCGTGGCCGCGAATGGTGCTTGCTTTCGTAAGGACATTAAAGGCATTATTCCTCAGCTGGTCGAAGAGCTGTATGAACGCCGCGTGAAGGTGAAAAAGCAGGCTGGTACTCATAAGAAGAAGCTCGAGTCACTATCAAAGGATTCTGCTGAACGCATCATGGTCGAGAAGACGATCGCCAAGCTCGACACGGAACAGATGGCCGTAAAGATCTTGCTCAATAGTCTCTATGGGGCTTGTGGCAACAAATATTTCCGCTTCTTTAATCTTCAAGTTGCTGAAGCCGTGACTTTATCCGGTCAGACGGCCATACGTCTGGCCGAAGCGACCGTGAATCGTTATGTGTCCAAGATGGTCGGCGAATCGGAGATCAAGGATCGAGTGCTGGCGGTTGATACGGATTCCGTGTATGTATGCCTGAAGGATATCGTGGATAAGTTTAAGCCCAAGGATACAATTGCTTTCCTCGATGAGTTCTATGAAAAAGGCATTGGTCTTGAGCTTAATGCGGCATTTGATAAGCTTGCCAAAACGACCTATGCCTATGTGAATCGCATGGTAATGAAGCGTGAGGCTATCGCCGATCGCGCCGTATGGACGGCCAAGAAACGGTATATTCTAAACGTACTCGACAATGAGGGCGTTCGATACTCGGAACCTAAACTTAAGATGATGGGTATTGAGGCTATCAAGTCTTCAACTCCGGCCGTATGCAGATCAGAGATGAAGCGCATGTTCAAGATCATCATGACTGGTGATAAGATCAAGACTCAGCAGGCAATCGAGGAATTCCGTTTGCGATTCTCAAGCCTAAATCCACGTGAAGTCGCCTTTCCTCGTGGCGTGACGGATGTCGATGGATGGAGCTCTAAGCCGACCATTTATCAGAAAGGCACACCAATTCATTCACGGGGCGCGTTGCTATATAATCATATAATTGAAACCAAAGGTCTTCAATCAAAATACAAACAGATTCAATCTGGTGATAAGATTCGTTTTATCTATCTTAAGAAACCAAATCCAATTCAAGAAAACGTGATATCGTTTCCGGCCGCATCTGATCTACCAGTGGAATTCGAATTGCATAATTATGTTGATTATGATACTCAATTTCAAAAAACATTTCTGGAGCCCTTAGACATAATTATCAAATCTATTGGTTGGACAACAGAGGATGTTGGCTCGCTTGAAAGCTTTTTCTCATGAAAACTAAAATCTTTTTCTTTCACTATAATAAACCTGCATCTCAAAGAAGTGGCACATCTAAGATGTCTATTCATTGGAATAATGCATGTTATATTGTCGATCATATCATATGCAATGTTCCTTGCTATACTCATCACAGAAAAGTTCAACCTCGATGTGTCATGAAAGGAAAATGCATAAACGTCACCGTAACATCTAAAGATGATAAATTGATTGGAACAATTGAATAGCTATGAAAGGAATACTTGAATTTAATCTGCCCGAAGAAGAGTCTCAATTCAAAGCCGCAACACGGGCATTTGATTGGAAATACGTTGTATCTAAATTGGATACGGAACTGAGAAACCGTTTGAAATACAATTCGGACGATTATACACCTGAAGCTTTGCGCGAAATATCTAATATTCGTGAACTGCTTCATTCACTCTGTGAAGAGAACAACCTAGATATTACTGAATAATATTATGAGCCTAAACTGGAATCAAGACATTGCTGATATGCATCAGCATTATGGCGTCAAAGAAGCCGTAAGTAAACTGGATGCTGAAAAACTAAAAGCATATCTAATCTTTCGTTTCAACTTCTTGCAAGAAGAATTGAACGAAGGAAAGAATGCTATTGTAGATCGCAATTCAGAAGAGATCGTTGACTCGCTGATTGACCTTTGTGTCGTAGCTATCGGTACATTGGATGCTTATGGAATCGACGCACAAAAAGCCTGGGATGAAGTGCTCAAGGCCAATATGAATAAGCGAGTAGGAATCAAGGCTTCACGGCCAAATCCATTTGGCTTGCCAGATCTGATTAAGCCGGATGGATGGCAAGCTCCATCTCATGCCGGAAATCATGGAATCATTTCCAAAGCCTTTGAAGAATAAACGTGTACTTCATTCAGCTTCTTGATATGATGCTGAATCTACATCATGATTGCCGGAACTATATTCAAATCCATATTCGATAATAAGACACATCGTCGAATGGAGTTTGATTCATTTGATCAATTTGAAGCATTGCTGTTTCAGTTATCTAAAGTCCCGGGATATAAGCCCAAAAAGGATGAGAAGTATAATTCCAAGGCTTCTCCTCTTATCACACCGGCTACATTCAAAAGTCAGACAACGCGGGCTAATGCAAATGTAGAATGCTGGGCTGGATGGGCCGCGATCGATGTCGACGATTATCCGATAGGAGGATTTGAAGATGCCAAGGCTATCTTTCGATCATATCGGCATGTTTGCTACTCATCGGCTTCTTCGAAGAAAGAACATCCAAAGTTTCGAGTGGTCCTTCCTCTTACGTGTTCTGTACCTGCCGAGAAGATTCGCCATTTCTGGTATGCTTTGAACAAAGAATTCAAGTCATTGGCTGATCCTCAGACCAAAGATCTTTCTCGTATGTATTATGTTCCGGCTCAATATCCAGATGCATATAACTTCATCTTCTCGCATCAAGATGCGCCAATTCTGAATCCGATTGAGTTGATGTCAAAACATCCATACGTTGAGAAAGTCAATACTGGTATTCTGGCAAATTTACCAGAGCATGTGCAAAAGTCTATTGAGAAGTATCAAAAGAGTCAACTTACCAACAAGCATAAGTATTCTTGGAACTCATATCGCAATTGTCCATTTATCAAAAGACATCTGATAAATGAATATAGAATGATATCGTCGACCGGATGGTATAACAAGATGTATCAGATTATGGTCTCAATTGCGGCGAGTGCAATACGCAAAGGATATCCGATTACGGCTCAAGAGATCGCAAATCTTTGCCGAGAGCTTGATCGAGACACTGGATCATGGTATAAAAATCGTGAAATGGAAACCGAAGCTGCGCGTGCTATAACTTTTACTTTAAGAAGTGGTAAATAAAATTATGAAAGTTGCAGTCATAACACCGTACTATAGTGAAGGCCGTTATCTTCTCAAAAGATGCATAGACTCCGTAGCCAAACAAACATACACAAATATTACGCATATTTTGGTTTCTGATGGATTTCCTTCTGACTATGTGTTAAATCATCCGGACGTGAAGTCTGGAAAGATTTGGCATTTTAAGATTCCCAACTGTGGAGACTATGGGGATACTCCTCGAGCCATCGGTTCCGCCGTAGCTTCGGCTAATGGATTCGATGCCATTTGCTTTCTTGACGCGGATTGCTGGTATGAAGCTGATCATATCGAGCAAGCTTTAAGCAAGGTTACGGATCAAACTCCCATCGTTACGACAGCTCGAAAGCTTAGAGATCTACAAGGGGAATTCATCGCCGATGATCTGGAATCCGATGGTATTAGCTTTTGTGATACGAACTGTTACCTAATTGCACGACCAGCCTTTCAATTCATAGGAGTGTGGACATTCAAAGAGCGTAAGTATGGCATTATTGGAGATCGAATATTTTGGGCAAATCTACCTAAGCAACACATAGCACGATCTGAGAAACCGACCCTTAATTATATGACTAAATTTGCGGTTCACTATCTTGGATATGGTAAGATTCCTCCACCGGAAGCTATTCAATTTGTGAACGGCCCGGATGGATTACCGGTTGCTGAGAAGTACTATAAATGATAATCTTCGACAAAGTATGATAGATATTGATCCATTCACAGGATTCAAATCAGATGTATGGATAAAGAATGGAAAGCAAATCGTCAAAGACTTTATTATGAATTATATTGAAACCAAATGAAGAAACTATTCTTATCATCCTCGGCCGGCTATGAGTGGGATCATGTGAAATCATGGAACCTATCGGCCAAGAAAACCGGTCATGACGTCTGTAATATCTTCATGAATCCGACCAAGACTTTGATTGATTCGTGTGCATCTAATGGTGTGGACTATGTGTCATACTCCATACAGAATACAAATAAGCCACCACATAATCTTAGATTCCTACTACAATATAAGTACCTTATGTCGATTGTCGATAGGTATTCGCATGTCGTTCTTACGGATAGTAAGGATGTATATTTTCATTCGGATCCATTCCCTTTGATCGAACTCTTGATGCAAAAGCATGGTAAGAGTATCGTCTGTGGGAGTGAGTGCATTGCATATCAGGATGAATCATGGGGCAATGGTAATTTGATGGAAGGCTTCTCATACGTCTATGAAGAGTATAAAGCCCATGAGATATGCAACGTCGGAGTCCTCTGTGGAGATGTAAAGTCGATAGCCGAACTATGTCTGATGCTATTCACGATGTGCTATCACAATCCGGCCAGTGTATCGGATCAGTCGTCGTTCAACATACTGATGGGTACGACATTTGGCAATGAAAGGATAGTCACGACTCGACCTTCCGATGGACTAATGGTTCACCTTGGTACGGTCGGCGTTCAAAAGTTTAGGAATAAGTTGACCGAGAAGCCTACATGGGATGAAAATGGTCTTCCTATGATTGACGATGTCGTGATACCCATTATTCATCAATATGATAGGATCGATCGGATCAAAGCTTTGATATATGAATGACATCACCCTAGCAACCGCATTCTATGACATAGGTCGTGGTCGATGGCCTTCATTTAAGCGCACAATTGAAGACTATATGCATTACTTTGAAAAGATTTCCAAATTTCAAGGTAATATGGTTATCTATTGTGATCAAGCGCATAAAGAGATAATCTCACGAATTAGATCAAATAATAAGAAAACTCATATTATCACTATACCATTCGAACAACTTGAATACCATAAAACATTTTTCGATCGAACGAAGTCTGTAATGATGAGTGATGCATTTAGACGCCAAATCATTCATCATCATATACCAGAAATGATTTTCCCTGAATATAATATCATTAACTTTAATAAAGCCGCATTCGTCGTCGATTCTATACAGTATTTTAATACTTCGCTATATGGATGGATCGATTTTGGGTTTGGTCATGGAAAGATAGATATATCCGGTGATATGGAGTCAATGCTTAAGGATATGACTCAAGGTGATAAGCTGTATATGGGATGCTTACGGTATCCGATTCCTGAAATGCTATATCATCCATGGTCATATTTTAGTAATGAAGTATTCATAACAGGAAGCACTTTTATAGGTACCAAGAAGTCGATTTGCGAATTCAAACAATTGGTATCCGACGTCATCGATAAGTCATTGAATATGAATCTAATCGATGATGATCAGACCATATATAATATGGCATATCTTATTGAGCCAAATCTATTCAAACTGAAGCTTGGAAATTGGTTTGAACAATTAAATCAAATTTGATAAAATGCGTTCTCTTTTTATCGTAACATCTGCACTTAAGCCAAAAATTGGCGCATATAGTTTTTTGGAAAGGTATGAACAAACAATTGCATGCCTAGACTGTTTATTATATAGAGTTCCTAATGCCACTATTATGGTGTGTGATATGTCATTATCAGAAAATTCATTTTCTGAATTAGAACAAGTTCGAAAACGCTGTCACTTTTTTATGGATTTGAGTAACGATGATGATATGAAAAAATTATCATCTGCAGGTCTAAAAAGTCATGCCGAAACTTTAATGCTGCATAAAGCTTTGATATTTGTAAAAAATAATCTCGTATTGTCTGAATATGATCGTATTTTCAAAATGTCTTGTCGATCTATGTTAACCGATGAGTTTAATATAAATGCGCATGAGAAAAAAGGAAAATACGTCTTTGCTAAAAGAGTTCCAACATGGATGTCACCACCTATTTTAGATGCATCTTATTCTTTAACAACACGATTCTATTCAATGTGTGTATCTTTAGTCGATGATTATATGGAAATATTGATAAAAAACTTTAATTCATTCAATTCTGGATTAGATGCTGAACATGCGCATTTCGTCAATATGAATAAAGAATATCTAATTGAGCTTGACACGTTGGGTGGATATGGATTTGTAGCTGGTCATGGAAAAATAGAATACTATTGATATGATAAATTGCTCAGGATATGGGTTGGCCGAATTATTAAAAGATAAAATCAATCCTGTAGGATTGGAAATAGGATGCAGTGAAGGAGATACATCTATATTTTTACTATCTTCGAATCCTAATCTTAGATTGATATCAATAGATCCTTATGTGGAATACTTGGATTGGAATGGCAATCAATTGAATGATCGACCAAATCTTTTTCATAAAACTAAAGAAAGACTATCTTCATATTCGAATAGATTTGTATTGATTCGAGATTATTCTGATAATGCAATATCACAATTCGAAAATGAATCATTAGACTTTATCTTTATTGATGGTCTTCATACCTATGAGCAGGTAAAGAAAGACTGTGAAAATTACTATTCAAAAATTAAACCTGGTGGATTATTTTCAGGACACGACTATAATACCATTCCTGCAGTGAATAAAGCAGTCAATGAGTTTGCATTTTCGGTCAATCGAAATATAATGACAGCGCAGCATGACGTTTGGTATTGGTTGAAGTAGATTGAAATTTTTACTATGATATCGTAATTTAGTCGTGTACTTCCTCGGATTATGTGTTAATATATTCTTAACGGTGGCGGTCAAAAAGATTATTGCTTGACAGCGATAATCATAACAATACCAAACACTTTGTCAAGAGTGGCCATTAAGTAAAATGTCGATTGCAGTGTCAATCGGCATTAATTGATTTTAATAAGTATGAAAAAGACAACTAAAATACCCACTAGACGTAAATCGAAATCGCAAAAGCAAGCTGATGACATGGTTTATACAGAATACTATTCACGGCAGGGCAGAGTAGACAGTTTTCTGATAGCCACGACGTGTGTATGGGCAATGGCTGCAATTGGAATGGGTATGCTGATTTACCTGTTTATTTTTGAATAAGTAGATTTTAGCGCGTGGCGGAATGTAAAGACGCAACCTATGTCGGATAAATCCAAAGTGTCCCGACGAATAAACAACGGAAACCAACTTGCAGGTTCAAATCCTGCCGCGCTAATTCAATTTACCATATTATGACGAAGCGACTAATCACCGCCCCAG